GATCACGCCCTCGAAGATCACGTGGTTCTGATGGCGGTCAAGCTCGGCTATCGTGGACATGACCCAGTCCGCGATACCCTTGGCGCTGAAATTGTCGCAACCGCCAGTCGGCGTCTCGTACGGACCCACCACCGCTATGTTGCTCTTGGTGCTCTGGTAGCCGATGGGCTTCTTCTTGTCGCCCAGGATACCAAGCCACGGCCCGCGCGCCTCCATGACCCGGCGTACCAGGGTGGACTTGCCCGCGCCGTTAGTTCCCCGGATATTGATGAGCATATATCCACTCCTGGACCGCGTGCGCGGCGGCAAGATACTCTGCGCTGGGCGTCTTGGTGATCTCTTGCCCGGGCTGATATGTTGCCCAGATGCGTTTGCGTAGGTGGGCGGGCAAGCGGAACCAGTGTTCGCGGCACCCCCACAGCTTGGGTGGCACCGCCTTGGGGCAACCGGGCCAGTGACAATGGTGGGTCATCGGTGCCCCTTAATGTCCATGGCGTGCTTAACGATCAGCGAGGCAAACGCTAGCGCCTCTTCCGGCGGCAAGGCGAACCAGGCAGTGGGCTTGAAGAAATCCACACGCACCGTTTTGCGATACGTGGTGATGGCGATGTTGAGACCGCCTTCATCCGTGGCATCTAGCTTACCCTTGGGAAAGTCGCCAGTGGGGCCGAGTTTGTGCTCACTCATCATTGCCATCCGCAGAAAGTGGTTTGTTGCGCCGATGTTGTATTGGGTGGCTAGCCGCTCTAGGTGCGGTAGCATGCTGGTGATAAATTCCTCGTCAGTCACACGCTTATCCTCAACGTCCCTGCTGGGCCGTTATTGTCTGATTCGGCGTTGATCAGATAACGCATGGGGGCGACCGGCCAAGGTGCCCGATCAGTAACTGGCCAGGATATCGGCCCTATGTCTGGCAAGCAGAACCGACCACCGGTGCCGCTGCCATAGGTGTAGCCTATCGCGGCAAACAGTTCCGGGTAATCCTTGACCCGAACCAGTGCGCCGTTGCAAATCAAGTGTTGGGGGCGGATTATCGGCGGCCACGGAGCGCGCGGCATTAGCATGAGCGAGGGCAGCCGCACGATAGCGGGCGCAGCGATTAGACCGGCGAAGAAAGAACGTCTGTCGAGGGTCATAGGAACCACGTGATCATCGAATAGCGTATGCCGGTGTTGACCGGTAGGATTTGATGGGGATACATGAACTGGGGCGGGAACATGAGCGCGCAGCCGCCGCGCAGCCGGAACGGTTCGTCATCCCAGAACTTGAATTCACCACCAGTGTATTCGTTGTTGAGAGCTATCGACATTGACAGCACCCGGGGCACCATATCGTCGCGGTGCTGGCCGATGAACTGGCCCGGTTCGTAGCGCAGGATATCGAAGCCGGAATCAGAGCGCGAGGTCAGCGGAAACTTGCCCCTGTAGATGTTGAGAGCACGCAGGGAGGCGTCGAGCAGGATATCGTCGGCCCGCTTGGCTATCCCGAGCTTAGCGGGCGTCAGAGGGTAGTTGCCCATTACTGCCGCTGAGAGAGGGAACGTGGTGCAGGTGCGCTCGGGGTAATCCGGCGACGCATTGGGCACGCGCCACTGCTCGCCCTCTGTGACGCTTAAAATTTCCTTACACGTCAGTGGGTCCAGAAGGGGCTCAGTGACCATGATGAATTCTTTGAGGTCCGCCATCGCTGGTCTCCTATAGCAACACCCACAGCACTTTCTATCCGATTTGCAACACGGGAAGCGACAGGTGGCGAACGGATTCACCGCTTGTTCCAATACGCTGCCAGGTCAGCAAGCTGGACTGGGGTGGGCCGCGCGATGGTGGTCTTGTCGCCCGCCCGCTCACTCTTGCGAATTTCTTCGCCAGCGCATTGCCAACACCAGATAGCGTCAGCGTGAGGGGAGCTAACCGCCACCCACACGTCCGCGCCGCATAGGTCGCAGAACCCGGGTTGCGACTGGACTGGCGGGCTGAGCACATCCTCGCAACGTAGACAGACTAGGGGGTTCATGGTTATGCCGCCGGTAGAAGCAACAGCGCTTCGTTGTGCATATGCGCCAGAGCGCGAAGGCCCTCAATCCCGTCCCTCTTGGCCTCAGCCACCAGTATCGGAAGGCCGGAATCAATGGACTGCTCGATTTCACCCCGCGTGGCTACCCGGCCCTCAGCGTACCAGTCCACCCGGATAGGCTTACCCAGCCGGAATAACACGCCCTGGCCCGCTTGGAAAGGCTTGGCCTTGGCGCACTGATAGAGCGCCACCGCGCCGGGGTTGCGCGGGATCATGATGCCCGCCACCACCGGATCATCGGGCATATTCTTGGCGTTGCGCTTCTCACGCGGGTTGGTGAGGAACGGACACGCCTTGGCGGCAAACTCGGCACACTCCCGATGGCACGGCGGTTCGGACGTGACCCGGTTGATCACGCACATCGGCCCAATCACGTAGATGTTAGACTGGCCCTCCATAGACCCACCGCAAATCCAGCACTTACGGCGGTTATGCGCCATCCACAGCTTACCCGGGCCGATGATGCGAAAGTCAGGCTCGCCTGTACCGGCGGGCACGGCTCTGCCGTCCTGCATCCAACAGATGAACCACGGCACCGGATAGCCCCGGCCATCACGGGGCAGCCGGGCAATGCGCTCGGGCATTGGGGGCAGGGCGATCATATGTTGCGTCCTCTTTGACCAAGTGCGCGTTGATCCGCTAGGAACTCATTGAGTGGCTGTGTGCCTTTTTTGGAATTACAAGGGTGGCATAGGGCAACGCAATTGCTCTGTATGGTTCTGCCCCCCTCAGCCCAAGGAACCATGTGATCACCAACTGGTAACAAGAACGCATCGAATACCCCATTACACCCAAGACACTTACCATGTTGGCCAACCGCTGACTGCGCAACTTCAGTATCATAAAACATGCGGCGGGTATCGCGCTCAACTGTGCTTTTTACCACCACGAAGAACGATTCAACCTTAGAGTATGGAATTGGCTCGCGGTCCTGGATGTAGGTTCTAACCATCCTCCATACGCGGTCACGCTCCGGGCTTCTATCCCCGTTCTTCTTGAACTCATCTTTGTTAGATGTGCTTAACAGCTCCAGCATATCTTTATCACGTCCGATGGGATGGGTTAATCCACCCTGTCGACCTTTCCCGCCGCCATCCGCCTCCAAGCCTTTGATATATTGGTCAAGGTACGGATCAATCCAAGGCATTAGGGAATGGGCAAGGTCAATGGCGGTTGCCCCCGTCAATTCAACAGGGCTATCCATCCACTTTGCTGTTCTCATCACATACATGAATAACTTGACTTCTGGGGGTCGTGGCCGGTTACGGCTTGGTGTGTATCGAGTTGCTCCGCCTCCGCCCATCACGCTGCCTCCCTGAATGCCGGAGCGTGGCGCAGGAGTGCCTCGGCGGTATCGCCCCACCCCGATAGGTGATGGCGGATTTCATTGGTGTCCTTGCCCACCGGATAGTGCCCGTTCATGTGACTCTTCCACTTACAGAGTACCGTCTCCGCCTCCTGGACCCCGCACTGGCGTCGCCCCGCCGCTGGCTCCAGATACTGACCCACGCGCCGGATTAGATCGCCATAGGCCCCGGTGCCCCGGTCGGGGTCCGGTCCCGCTAGCATGGTTAGCGCCGCCGCCGGTTCCTTGTACAGCAGGGGAATGCTGGGGGCAAACTCTATCGGCTGGCCCGCGCAAACCTCAAGCATATCCGCCACCTTGAAGCCTATCCAGGGGCCAAACAGCGGCCACCGGCTGGTCACGTGCTTGATGATCTCGTCGGCGGTCTCAAACGGGTACAATGAGTTGACCCAAGTCTCCGCTGGGCGGGTGGCGAACATCTCCATCGCATAAACGCACTTGTCGCCCCGGAAATGACGCCGCTCTGTGCCCCGGGGCCAGCGGGTTCCAAGTGGCGATAAACTATCGTTTCTTGCCGCTTTTAACATCTGATCCCAATACCGCCCATCGGTGAACTCGGACATGTACGAGGCCGCACCCATATGGTAAAAACACCAGTAGGCGAATAGCCACCGCCTGAACTGGTCATGGGTCAGGTTTACGCGACAGAGCGCAACATACACCGGGTCAAGATCACCAGTAGTGATCAGGGCGTCGGCGAAATCTTCGATAAGCATTCCAGTATAACCTCTGCGGCGTTGTCCCGATTGACAACGATCTTGCGCACCCCTAGTGCCTGTAACTTACCTACGTAATTACGGGCACGTACATTGGTGCCGTAAATGTTGGATATCGCTAGCTGGTCGCGGGTCTTGCCCGACCGGGCCAGTATCGCGCTGATACAAGTCTCTACTGGTGTATCGAGCAAAACTAATGTAACGTTCTGATAGCCTAGCGCGCGGAAAAAGTCAATTCCCCGCGTATGACTCATCATACGGATACCTTCAAACAACACGTTGTACCCGGCCTGGTGCGCGCAGCGCACTGTCTCCAGGTTGTAATCCCTATCCTTGATCGCGTCGCAACCTCTGGCGGTGATCGCGTGATACTTGCCCACGACCACGAGTGGACCGCCAAGGGTCATCTCGTAGCCGCGCACCTTCTTCGTGGCGTCATCCAGTATCGCCTCCACGTCCGGAGCGGCGGCCATCACCTTGTCGATGATGGTCGATTTACCGGACCCGTTGGTGCCGCACACCTGTATGATCACGCTGCCACCTCCTGACGCATATCCTTGAGATCGAAGGCCTTGCCGCTAGCTAACAGGTCTGAGCCACAGGGAGCCTTGCCTGTGGTCTCCGCGCACCGGAGGCAGCCGGAGGGTGGACAGACTTCTAGCGGGGCGAACCCGCCGCCCCTCTTAACGTATGTCGGCACACGATGGCCGTGGCATTGGTCTGCGGTTAGGAACTCCGGCCCCATTGAAGTCCACGCCCCGGTCTTGATGGTATATTCGTAGCACAGGGAGTAGGTCATACCGTGCCGCGTGGCAGCGGCCTGATATCGCGTGTGGCCTTCGCGCCGATATGTCTCGGTGACAGTCCGCTGGCTCCCGGCCTGGTTCTCAGTGAACAGGTCGATAAAGCCTTGAGCGCGGTTCGCGCCAAAAGCTTTGCTGATCCTTTCCTCCATAGAGGCGCGCCAAGGGTGATTGGCCTCGACAAACTTGACGATGACGTGGTTTGCTCCGTTGGCGGCTAACAGCCCAATTAGCTCCTCGATATCCTCATGGGTGGTGATCCCGGGCACAACCGGGTTACACTGGATGGAAACATAGATGTCGCGCATGCGCGCCTCGCGTATCTCGCTAAAGTGCTGCGCTAGCGTGATCGCCCCGGGCGATAACTTTGCCCAGTCATCCTCATGCGGCGTGTTGATCGATTTCTGCATGTAGGAATGGGGGTTCTGGCTCATAAGATCGTAGGCCCAGCCGGGATAGCTCAGGCGGGAAAGGAAGAAGATGGGGAGGCCCGCGTTAACGAAAGCCTCCGCGCCGCGCTGGGTATTATGGTAATAATCCTCCAGCGACAGGAAGGGGTCTGTAAAGCTGGAGAAATACCCGGCCTGGGCGTGCTTCATGGTGCCCAGTTGCTTAGCCACCATATCGCCATATCCAATCGGCACAGTGGCCAGTCCGGACCCACGATAGCCGCGATGGCCGGAATTGATGTAACAGAACCGACACCCAACAGCGCAATAGCCGCCATAAGGCTGAGTAAGGACAGCGTTCGTTTCACAGGGGCGCTCCCGCTTGCCCTTGATCGCGCCGTCTCCCTTATTGGAGTACCAGCCGCGAAGGTCTTGGCCCTTGTCGAGCCGAATGTGGGGGATTGGATCCAGATAGATGGTTTGCTCCACCATCTTATCGGAGCCGCGCATCATCGATATCTTGCCGTCGCGCGCCCGAATAGAGCGGCCTGTGACCGGGTCATCAATGTGGTTGATGGGACCCAGGATGTCACGCATATCGGGGTCCACGCGCATGAAGTAGCGATAAGCCTCTTCCGCCGCTTCGTCCTGAAACATGCCATCCTGGGTTTCCATGTGCGTTCCTCTGGTTACGGCTTCACGAGGGTGTCGATCATGTCTTGCGGGAACCCCTCGTTCTTGTAATATTCGCGAACCTCATCCTTTGTCCAAAGGTCATTGACCCATGGCAGGTTCATGTCCTGCATCATGTTATTGAACGCGCGAGCGTAAGGCAAGCCGACAGTGTTGCCCAGCCCGCGCCACATGGTATCGCTAGCGCGCCAGCCCACCCGGGCCTTCTCTTCCGGGGTCTTGGCGTTCGCCGCCACGCAGAGGATATCGAACAACGCTTCCGGTGTCACGTAATTATCAGCCATTGTGTAACTATTCCCTTACTACTGGTGAACCAATTATCACCTAAGATCGTCAGCATATCTGCGGGTTTCATTTAAGTCAAGCGATATTTTTATGTAACCCCCTTGACCTTGCTGGATGCGCCCGCTATGTTATATTCCTTGACAAAGGAGCAATACTATGACTGTACCAATCATAACTGTGAATGGAGAAGTTCCAGACCGCCATGCTGCGCGTATTGTAGTGCAGATGACGCGATGGCTCGACAATGAATCGGCTAAGATGGGTGAGCGGGTCCAGGCGCACCGCCGTATGTTTGAGTGTGGGTCACCCGTGGCCCAGGGGCGGTTCGCGCGGCGGATGAAGGATTCCTTTGGGCACATGGTGCTCGACCAGTGGCTAAAGACGGGGAAGCGCGGGCGGTATCGTCTGGACACCCACATCTGGATACCCGCCCCGATATCGCTAGGGCGACATTGTGTTGGCGGTATCCTGCTCACTATCGAAAGCGAGGGTGGTTGTCGGCGGGAGCTAGTCGATGGAACCTGGCACCGCCGCCAGAACCGGGACCACCGTGAGACCCCGACGTTCATGGTCTCAGCCCACGCCCTGCAGCGCATCGCCCAGCGCACCGGGGTTAAGACCCCAATGGACTTGCTGCGCATCATGCGGGCTATGGGTAAGGCTGTACTGGACGCCGAGCTCATGCTGGTGGGCGGCAAGATGTCGGACCTTCGTGATAGCCGCGACCGGCTGCTAGCCGGGACGTGGAAGCTGGCCTTCGATGGCGGTGTCGCCGTCTGCAAGCGGGACTTTGACGAGGATGTGCCGATAGTGGTTACAGTGTTGCCCCTGTAGGGCTATCCAGGTGGGGCGCATCGCGGCAGTCCTCGCCCACTAGAAAAGGCCCGGGTGTGACCCCGGGCCTTGGTATCAGAGTAAGCCTGTCCAGACGTAGTAGACCAGGCCCCAGCCGATGGCGGATAGCGCCGTCGCGACCAGCATCATGGCAATAGCCTCCCGCTTGGGCGCGGGCGGGTGGATTTCATCGTCGCTGAATAGCATCACGGCGTGTAGGAATGAGTGGTGCGGATAGAGCGGTCGCGCCGCGACAACGTCTGGGTGTTGTCGGCCCGGGTGCCCGGTACGCCCAGATCAAGCAGCGCGCCCTTGAGCTCGGTCCTCACCCAACGGCCCTTGATGTTCTCGAAGGCCTGTTGAACCTTGTCGTGGGTGATGAGCATGTAGTGCTTGGTCTGGGAGCGGCGCTCTTCAACAATCATAGAGAGTGTACGCATGGTGGTTCTCCAATGGTGGCCCGGGATGGGCCCACCCCACAACCGGCCCCGTTGGGACC